CTGGAGGCAACGTGACTAAGTTTTTAATGTTCACAAAAGAGTCTTGCGGTCCTTGTGGACTTGTCAAGAAGTATATTAATGCTCTCAAAGATCCCCGTGAGAGTATTATTGAAGAGGTTTATCTTGAGGATGTAAGTGATGAACCTATTCCTGAAGAGAATCTTGCACTCGCCAAAAAGTATGGTGTGACTGCCACTCCTGTTCTTGTTATTGCTGATGCGGATGGAGAACTTTTAGAAACTTACATTGGTGGTCTACCCATCACACAAAACATTCGTAAGGTGTGGGATAAGTATTGTGACTGACGATATTATTGTTAATATGGATGGCGGTGTCGGTGGATCGTGGAAGGTCAATAAGATCACACCAGAAACATACGAAAAGATGAACGAAGAGTTTGAAGAAGAAGGTCTTGCCTTCCGAATTAAGGTTCCCACTCAAGAAGAAATTGATGACTGGCAGCAAAGAAACTAAATTGAATATTGCTAAGAACTTGGCAGAAAAGATTGCTGAACTTTTAGATGCAGAGGTTCAGTATTCTTATTTGCTTGATCACAAAGGTGTAGAGCAGAGAAAAATTTCAATCACTTACAAAGAAGATGGCAGCAGTAATCTACAGTAACGGAAGTCAAGAGTGCGAAAGAATGGCAGCACTCTTAAAATCTTTAGGTGGTGAGTTTCTAGAATACAGATTGGACAAACACTTTTCTCAAAGAGCATTTGAGCAAGAGTTTGGAGAAGAAGCTACCTACCCTCAAGTTTCTATTGGATACAAGCACATTGGTAATATGAATGAGACACTCAAGTATATGAGACGTAACGAACTCATTCATTAAGATATAATAAAACTGTATCACAAATTACAAAAGAACTTGACTATATAGTCTGTTCGGTCTATAATGACCATACGTTCATCCATATGTTAGCACTCCTGCTGGCATTCACCCTTGCCCATCATGATGACGGCAATCCTTACGGATGGCACATGTCGTGTGAAAGGTTCCTCCAAAGACGAGCAGAGATCCAAGCAGATCCACACCTAGACCTACGGTCGAAGTTGAATGTAATTGGGTATCTCAAGACAAAAGTGGAAGGTGAATGTACTGGATTGTATACATAGGACGCAAGTAAGTCGCGGAACGGAGCGTTCATCCCATGTTTGAACTTCTTCTGTATACAACTCTTAGTTGTAGTCAAGCCGATGCTGTTATGTTTCGGATTACTACAAATAGGCATCTAGATGATCAACTTAAACTGGAGTTAATTGAGACCGTAAAGGAATCAGCACCAGAATGTGAGTATTACTGGGACGCAAACGACTGAAGGAACGGGGAAACGGATCCATCGCAAGATGAGAAGGTTAATTTCACCTAGTATTTCAGGAGTAAGACAAATGAACACACTCAATCTAATCAAGAAGCAAATCGAGAAGGCAGCACGTCTTCACGATGCTCAGATTGCTAACACTGCATATCGTGGTGTCAAGTACGAGTGCAAGCAGGCTGTTGAGGAAACTCACGGGGAGTTCTGCTATCGTGGTCGTACCTACGTTAAGTGAGGCAGTCATGGAAGCACTACAGGTAGTCGGGATCCTATCCCTCGGTTGTGTTGCTGCTATGTCATTGCTTTACGGTGAACTAATCCTATTACAAAAAGGTTAGGTAAATGCTGAAGATCAGATTTCAATATGATCTTCCAGAATACGATCCATCGAAGCACGATCCAGATAAAGTCTTCGGATTTTTAACTTATCGTGGTATACATTATGCCAAATGGATAGATTTAAAATCACGAACCGACAAAATCTGGAAGTACAAAAAGTGAGGACCTGCTTGACAGGTCCTTTTTTTATGAGTATAATTAGTACAGTAGATTTCGTGCTATGGAAAAGGACAAATTGAAATTGATAGTAAGGAACCTAGAGTTACTTGTCGAATCTCTCAAGTCTGAAGTTTACTCAGATGTCAATGCATACCAAACGAAGCAGGAGAACTTTGATGATCCTGCATCTTACTATGCACCAATCTCAGACTATGATGAGATCTTCAACGATGATGATGGATATCCAGACTGATGTATGAAGAATTAAACTGCTTTGAAGAAGCACTCAAACACTTTGGTACAAGAGTTGAAGTAATCTGTGCCATGGAACTCTCCAAGAGATTATCATCTGAAGATGCTTATCAGATGATTAAGGATGAGCTGAAAGAAGTTAAAAAATGTCGTAAGCAATTTAAAAAAGATGAATGTTAAACTGATCTCTGTTACACCTGATGCGGAGAAGAATATTGCATATTGTGCCCGTGTAAGCAATCCTGCAAATCAAGAGAATGAAAAGATTGCTGGACTACTCAAGTATTGTATCAATCACAAGCACTGGAGTATCTTTGAGATGGCATTCATGACTCTGGAAATCAATACTACCAGAGGTCTGGCAGCTCAAATTTTGCGCCACCGTTCGTTCACATATCAAGAATTTTCACAACGGTATGCAGATTCATCTCTGCTTTCCGATGAGATTCCTATGTTTGACCTACGTTCTCAAGACACAAAGAACAGACAGAACTCTATTGATGATGTTGATCCTTTCTTGAAGCAAGAACTTGAGATTACTATCAGGAGACACTTTGAGAGTGGTATGGACATCTATAAGCACATGCTTGAGATGGGAATTGCAAAGGAATGTGCCCGCTTTGTGCTTCCATTAGCAACACCAACAAAAATTTACATGTCGGGCTCAGTGCGCTCATGGATCCATTATATCGATCTGAGATCTGCTAATGGCACACAGAAGGAGCACATGGATATTGCTAATGAATGCAAGTGTATCTTTGCTGGTCAGTTCCCAGTGATTGCTGAAGCACTTGGATGGACGGAGCATAATAAATAAAACATACACTAGGTCTTCAGATGAAAGTAATACCAAAGGTTGATTATTCTACCGTTGCTAAACTTATTGATGATGGTCACATTGTTGCCATTTATCAAGGTTGTGATGAAGGAGGACCACGTGCTCTAGGAAATAGATCATTCCTATTCAACCCACGTATTTACGAGATGTGGGGGCACGTCAACATCCTCAAGAAGAGAGAATGGTATAGACCTGTTGCTGGATCTATTTTGGTGGAAGATTTTTCTGAATGGTTTGACAACGGAACTATAGAAGAATCTCCATTCATGACATATGCAATTGACGTAAGACCAGATCAGGCAAAGAAAATTCCAGCAATTATCCATAAGAATAAAACATGCAGAATTCAAACTGTGCGTGAAGAAGATAATCCACATTACTATAATTTGATTAAGGCATATAAGGATTTGACTGGAGTTCCTATTGTTGGCAACACATCTTTTAATCTTGGAGGTGAACCAATTGTTCACACTCTGAAGCAGGCATTATCAACACTAGAAAGATCATTATTTGAATATCTTTATCTTCCAGAAAAAGCAACCCTAATTTACGCAAAGAACGAGGTATCATAAATGTATATTCTAGGAGTTAATATATCTCATGAACCATCTGCTTGTCTCTTGAAAGATGGTGAGATTGTATATTTTTCTGAAGATGATAGACTGACTGGTGTCAAAATGCCAGAGGGTGATTTTAACGAACTGTTCGATCTTTATGATGAGAATGGTGGATATACTGACATCTATCATCATACTGATACGATTAAAAAATATACAACATGGATTGACTATATTGTTTTTACTTCTTATGGTAGAGACAAAGCAGAAGAAGATGACCTCATCAGGAGAAATATTCTTAGAGCACTTGAGAAAGAAGGTATTTCTTTCAATACCTCTATGATTTTTGCTGACAATCATCACATCTACCATGCAGCAAATGCATTCTTTGCATCTGGATTTGATGATGCAGCAGCACTAGTTCTGGATGGTGGTGGTGCATATGATGTAGAATATAGAAAGGAAGAAACATATAAACATAGTAAATATCCTTTCAGAGAAATTGAAAGTATCTTTGATTGTTCTTATGATAATCTTTTCACCACAAAATTTAAGCATTGTTCCATGTTAGATGAGGATGATGAAGATCCTGATGATGAAAGAAAAATATTTTGGAAGAGAAGTAAGAATGAAATTTACTCCCGAACAAGGAGTTGTGGAGACTTATTTAATATAATGTGTGCTGTCTTTGAACTTGGTGGTTCAAATGAAGCAGGTAAATTAATGGGTCTATCTGGACACAGACTTGCATCTGATTCATATAAGCAGAACTATCATATTCTGAGAAACTATGAAAAGGATAAGTTCATCTTTGTGTGCGACTGGTTCTATGAGAAGGAAGGTGTTTGGATGACAATTGAAAACATCCAATCAGCAATGGAAAACTTCCTAGAAGATAATGATATTAAATGTGAATTTGAATTGCCAGATCTGGATACTTATCTCTGTGCATCTCTTGCACATAAACTACAGGAAGAAACCTACAATCATACCTGTCGTTTAATTCAAAAGACGATTGATATGACTGGTAAGAATAAGATTGTATTGTCTGGTGGATATTTCTTAAATTGTGTCAACAACTATAAATACACAAAGGCATTTCCAGAAGTAGAATTTTTTGTTGATCCTATTCCTCATGATGCTGGAACTGCAATTGGTGCAGCAAAATATCTATGGTATGGAATGACAAAGAGCAAAGAGAAATTCCCATTTAAGCATGTTTATTTTGGACCTAGCGTATGAAGATTAGATATGATGTTACTTATGATGATGTCGTTGAACTGATTTTAGATAAAAAGATAGGAGCAATACATCAAGGTAGATCAGAAGTTGGACCTAGGGCATTGGGCAATAGGTCCATTTTGTTTGATCCAAGAATTCCTAACGGAAAGGATATAGTCAATACTGTAAAAAAGAGAGAAAGTTTTAGACCATTTGCTGGTTCTGTCCTGGAAGAACATGCTGACAGATGGTTTGATATGATTGGTCTAAAGAGTTCTCCTTATATGACATTCAATCTTAGAGTGAAAGAAACTATGCAGGAATATATTCCTGCTATCACTCATGTCGATGGAACTTGTAGAATACAAACAGTCAACAAAGAAGAAAATTTTCACTACTATAATCTAATTAAAACTTTCTATATCAATACAAAGGTTCCAATCTTACTAAACACATCATTCAATCTTGCTGGTGATCCGATAGTTGAAACTGCAAAGCAAGCAATGACATCTCTGAAAAAATCAGATCTATATTATGTTTACTTCCCCGATGTTGATATGTTGGTAGTCAAATGAAAAACTATAATGTAGTATGCTTCTCAATTAGTGGACATGAAGCAGGTGTCACCATGATCCGTAATGGTGAAGTTCATGAAATGGTATTGGAAGAAAGACTTTCTGGCAAGAAGCATGATAATTCACTTCTTTGTGTTTTTGATCGTGTTCTAAAATTTCATGAACAATATGGTATCGATGAGTTTGTAATCACTAATGGTGATGATAAAGATATTGGTGATATTGAAGAGATCTTAAAGAAATTTAAATTAGATAGCATCACAACAACCATTGAAGTTGATGAGCATCATCTTTATCATGCTGCCTCTGGTTTTTATGCATCAGGTTTTGATGAAGCTGCTGTCATTGTGATTGATGGTTGGGGTGCTGACTATAGAGTTGATGCTCTTATGGAATTGGCAGAGATTGAACTCTCCGATGAAGATAAGGAGAATGCTCAGAAGTGGAGTGACATCATGTTCTTGGAGAGCACCTCAATATATTATGCAAAGTATCCAAATGACTTTGGATTGCTCTATAAAAATCTGATCGTTCCTGCACCATCACCAAGAGGATTTATTGAAGTCAATTTCCCAAATAATTTCTTTGAGATGTTGACAGATAATGATATTATCGATGTCAATTCTTGTTATGACATTGGTGTGATGTATGGAACTGTTACATATCACCTTGGATTTATTAGAGATGAATGTGGAAAGACCATGGGTCTTGCTGCATATGGTGATCATAATGATGACTTACCATCATTCATTCTTGATAATGGAATGGCAAATATGAATGTGTTCTATAGTAATAGATTATTCAACACAACAAACTTCCCTCAACTTAGGCATCATGACGACTTTCAAAAGAAAGCAGATCTTGCATGGGAAATACAAAATTGTATGGAACATGTTTTGAAGATGAGAGTTCAGCAAGTTCTTGAACTGAGACCAGATACGAAGAACATTGTATTTTCTGGAGGTTGTGCATTAAACATTTGTGCAAACTCAGTCATCCAAGAACAATTTCCTGACATTAATTTCTTTATTGATCCTATTGCAGGTGATGCTTGTCAGTCTCTTGGAGCAGCAAAGTTATTTTACTATGAGGCAACAAAATCCATGGAGAAGTATCCATTCAAAAACGTTTATCTTGGAGTTAAGCAACCACCCAAAGGACTTTTGAAAAGTCAGATTGAATATGAGGTTGCAAAAATGAATGCGGTGGGTTATAATTGATCTGTATTTGAGAAAATAACATGAAAAGAGCGTTAATTACTGGTGGTGCAGGATTCATTGCTCACCATCTTATTTCACAGATTCTGAAGAACACAGACTGGGAAGTAGTTACGCTAGATCGTCTAGACTTCAGTGGAAATCTTAATCGTCTTCAGGACGTTCTCAAAGATTTTTCTGCTGAGGATCGTTCTCGGGTAAGGGTTGTATTCCATGATCTAAAAGCAGCAGTGAACCCATTGATTGCTGCAGACATTGGTAAGGTTGACTACATCCTTCACCTTGCTGCTGGTTCTCATGTTGATCGCAGCATCGAATATCCCATGGAATTCGTCATGGATAACGTTGTGGCAACCTGCAACATCCTTGACTATGCCCGTGGTCTAGATCATCTAGAACGGTTTATTTACTTCGGTACTGATGAAGTCTTTGGTCCTGCACCAGACGGCATCTTGTATGAGGAGAATGATCGTTACAATTCTACTAACCCATACAGTGCAACAAAGGCAGGTGGTGAAGAACTAGCAGTTGCATTCCATAATACTTATGGTGTTCCTGTCTACATCACTCACACGATGAATGTCTTTGGGCAACGTCAGCACCCAGAGAAGTACATTCCAATGTGTATTAAACGTGTGCGGGATGGTGAAACAATTACCATTCACAGTGATCCAACTAAAAAAATTCCTGGTTCACGACACTACATCCATGCTGAGGATGTTGCAGATGCACTTCTGTTCCTACTTGGTAAGAACGTAGAATCTTACACTTGGGGTGGTGCAAAATGTCCCAAGTTCAACATCGTTGGTGCTGAGGAACTGAACAACCTTCAACTTGCACAGTTGATTGCTGATGCTCAGGGCAAGGAACTTAAGTATGAGATGGTTGACTTCCACTCTGCACGTCCTGGACATGATCTACGTTATGCATTGTCTGGTGAGAAGATGCGAGCAATGGGATGGCAACCCAAAGATATCCGTGATCGTGTCAAAGAAGTTGTTGAATGGACACTCGCAAACGAACGTTGGATTAAGATCTAAATAAACTACACTCAGTGATAACTATGGCAACATATCCTGTAAAACATAAGGAGACTGGTGAGACCAAAGAAGTGAAGATGAGTATTCACGAATGGGATCAGTGGAAAATAGATAACCCAGATTGGGAACGGTTCTATACTCCAGAAAATTCACCTGGATTGGGACTTGAACCAGTTGGTGAGTGGAAAGACAAACTCGTAAAATCAAAACCAGGATGGAATGAAGTTCTTGAACGAGCATCAAAACAACCTGGAGCACAAAATCTAAAGATCTGATATGGCTAGAAGGAAAAGAAACAACGACAACGTTGGTATTAATTCAGAGTATCATCGTCAGGCACTTAAGGGTAAGAAACCAATCAACAGTGATCACCTTTTACCTATTGAACCACTTACTGAGAATCAGAAGAAGTTGTTCAAATCATATGAGGAAGGTAAACACATTGTTGCTTATGGAACTGCTGGCACAGGTAAAACTTTTATCACCCTGTATCATGCAATTAAGGAAGTCCTAGATCAATTCACACCATATGAAAAGGTGTATGTGATTAGGTCTCTTGTAGCAACCCGTGAGATTGGTTTCCTTCCTGGAGACCATGATGATAAATCTAATCTGTATCAGATTCCATATAAGAACATGGTCAAGTACATGTTTCAGATGCCTTCTGATGCTGAGTTTGAAATGCTCTATGGCAATCTAAAGACTCAGGGAACAGTTAGTTTCTGGAGCACGTCATTCATCAGAGGCACTACATTTGATAATGCCATTCTCCTTATTGACGAATTCCAAAACTTGAACTATCATGAACTTGATAGTATTATCACACGGGTTGGAGACAACTGTAAGATCATGTTCTGTGGAGATGGTTCTCAAAGTGATCTAGTAAAGGTTAATGAGAAGAACGGTATCGTTGACTTTATGAAAATCCTAGAGCAAATGCCTTCAGTTGATATTGTTGAGTTTGATGCTGATGATATCGTAAGATCTGGTTTGTGTAGAGAATATATCATTGCAAAGAATGAATTAGGTATTCTATGAGTTTCAAAGTATATTATTGTCCAGAAAACTTTTTTGAAGAAATTACAATCAAAGTAGAAGAACCATCAATTCACAGTAAGTATACTTATAGTGACTGTCCTGTATGGAAACATAGACAGAACAGGACCTTCGTTGCATATTCACCATGCACATTTAGAATGGGTTTTGACGAAGAGGTTCTTTGGTATAAACTTGATGATGAAGACATGGTTGAAATATCTGTGGATGATTTTGATTGTGGATCTGATTCTCAGGGCAACATAGCAGATGATTATTATGATGATAACATTTACTGTGTTCTCAGTGATGTTCAAGAGGATAACCCAGTTGTTCAACTGAAGTTTCCTAATGTACATTTCTGGACAGACTTTGATAACCCATATGTTTGGTTTGAAATGCTAGATCATCCAGAAACTGCACTCAATAATAACTTTATTGGTATTGGTGGTTGGTGGAATCTGGCAAGTCATCCTAGAAATACTTCTCTTGCACTTAAGTTTCAAGATGGTGATGGTGAACTTTATATTGAAAAAGGAGATCCACTTTATAGAATCAGATTCTATAGTGAAAATATGAATGATAAGTTTACACTTGAAAAGAAAGAAATATCTGAAGAACTTTTAGATACTTTTGACGATAGAAGAGATAAACTTGTCAATGATCGTAAATTTATGAATACAATTTTATTTGATAAAGATGCCAGAGCAAAATGCCCTTTCCACAATGTTTAATCACATTGACATAGACCTACCAGAACTTAGCAGAGAAACTATTGATGGAGTTCGTTACTATACTGTTCCAACCCATGAAGGTCCACTCAAGTTAGTATCAGTCACATCAATTACCAGTCACTTCAATCGTGAGACCTTTGCGAAGTGGAGGAAGAGAGTTGGTGAGGATGAGGCAAACAAGATTACTAAGAAGGCTACAAGTCGTGGTACTGACATGCATACCCTTGTAGAAAACTTTCTTCGCAATCAAGAGATGCCACCTGGTTCTGTTCAACCATTGTCAGAGTTTCTGTACTTACTTGCGAAAGATGACCTTAAGAGGATAAATAATATTTACGCTCTTGAAAGGTCCCTATATAGTCAGTACCTAGGTATTGCAGGAACCGTCGATTGTATTGCAGAGTTTGACGGTGAGCTTTCGATCATAGACTTCAAGACATCTAAGAAACCCAAACCCAGAGAGTGGATCGAAAACTATTTCGTGCAGTGTTGTGCGTATGCGTGTATGCTTCATGAATTGACTGGTCTATCAGTCAAGAAGTTCGTAATTATTATGTCTTGTGAGAACGGTGAAGTAGAAGTATACGAAGAGTACAATAAGGAAAAATATATTCGTCTATTAGCTAAGTACATCAAAAAGTTTGTCGAAGATAAACTTGCTTGACCTTTAGTATACCTAATGTTATAATACATACATGAACTGATTTTATTATATGTTATCGATCTTTTCCGATGTTATGCCTAAGAAAGAAAACGAAGAGTTAGAAAAGGAACTAGAGAATAAATTCTATTCACAGGCAAAAGTATCACAGGATATTGAAGAAATCTATACTAAGAATTCTGATATGAATTACATTGATAGTGTAATGTATTTCTGTGAACTCAATAAGATAGATGTTGAATCTATTCCTAAACTAATTTCAAAACCGTTAAAAGAAAAAATTAAATACGAAGCAATGGAACTTAACTTCTTGAAGAGAAGTAGTAGAGCTAAGCTCTCAATTTGAAAATCGACTTTTAAATCCATTTTAGGTCGAAAAAAAATCCCCAAAATTTTTTCACGCGAAGGGTTTTTCAAAATATTATGTTGAAGATGACTCCATTTGATTGCTATAAAACTTATCTTGGTTTGAAGAATCATTTCACAAAAGATTCTTATGACTATCATAAGTATTGTGGTAAAACCCGTGCCTCTCTTCAGTCTTTCTACAAAAGGAAAGATCGGTACTGGTTTGAGAAAATTTCTAGACAGAAGAGTGATGATGAAGTTAGGGACTTTTTTGTCTCTAACTTTATTTCATGTGATGATCCACAGACCTTATGGATTGGTGAGATCATTCGTTCTGGTCAGATGAATTATACTAAGTGGCAGAAGAGAAATCAGTCTCTGTCGTATATTTTCAAGGAGGAAGTTCAAAGTCTCTTTGAAAATCAAGACTTTGATGCCTTGTTTTCTGTGAAGAATGGTCATCCAACCATTTTAAAGAAACATTTGTGTGGTGATATTTCAATTGAAACACTAGTAATATTGGAAAAGATCTTAGGATACAAGAAGCACTTTGATAAGTCTTTGAAGGATCCAGTATGGGAATTAACTAGTCTACGAATTAAAAAATATATTCCCTTTCTAAATATCGATGTCTTTAAATACAAAAAAATACTTAAGGAGATAGTGTTATGAGTTTCTTCGACTCAGAACTTGTACAAACTGAGATGCAAGAAATCTCAAAGTTGCAAGAAAAAGTATACTCAAATGTGTTTGCCTTTCCAAGTTTAGATAGAGAAGGTAAACTTAGACATATTAATGATCTTGAGACACTCATGGAGAAACAAAAGATTCTCTACATGAGACTTGCATTGTCTGATGATCCCGATGCACTGAATATGAAACTAAGAATTCAGGACTCTGCATCGATGATGGGTTTGCCAGAGAACGTTGACATGAACGCACTCTTTGCTAACATGACTAAGTTGGTTGGCAATCTCAAGGAGCAATTGATCAAGGAAATCGATTGACACTAAATAGAATGCCTGCTATAATTGCAGAGCACACAAGCCACAATACAAACAAACCGAGGTAATCCGAATGTCCTTTTCAAATCTAAAGAAGCAGTCTTCACTAGGAAATCTTACTGCCAAGTTGGTGAAAGAAGTAGAGAAACTCAACACCAACAGTAACTCCGATGACCGACTGTGGAAGCCAGAACTTGATAAGTCTGGCAATGGTTATGCTGTCATTCGTTTCCTTCCTGCACCTGATGGTGAAGAACTCCCTTGGGCAAAGATGTACTCACATGCTTTCCAAGGTCTTGGTGGTTGGTACATCGAGAACTCTCTCACTACTATCGGTCAGAAGGATCCTGTCTCCGAGTACAATCGTGAACTCTGGAACAGTGGTAACGAAGCAGACAAGGAAACTGTTCGTAAGCAGAAACGCAAACTGTCCTACTATGCCAACATCTATGTTGTCAAGGACTCTGCAAATCCTTCCAACGAAGGTCAAGTCTTCCTGTACAAGTTTGGTAAGAAGATCTTTGATAAGATCATGGAAGCAATGCAACCTGAGTTTGAAGATGAGACTCCTATCAATCCCTTCGATTTTTGGCAGGGTGCTAACTTTAAACTGAAGATCAAGAAGGTTGCAGGTTACTGGAACTATGACTCTTCTGAGTTTGAACGTCCTGGTGCTCTTCTGGATGACGATGATGCACTAGAAGCACTGTGGAAGAAAGAGTATTCTCTTGCTGCCCTAACTGCTGCTGATCAATTCAAGTCCTATGAGGATCTGAAGAAGCGTCTTGACTATGTTCTAGGTAACAAAGGCACTCCTCGTTTCCAAGATCAGGAAACTGTAGAGGAGGAAGAGGAGTTCCGTCGTCAGAACCGTGGTGAAGAACCTTCCTTCACTCCTAAGTTCAGTTCTACTCCTACCCCAACTCCTCATCCTGCACCTGAACCTTCTCTGGAAACTACCGCAGAAGAGGATGATGCACTCTCATTCTTCCAGAAACTTGCTGAAGAAGAGTGAGATGGACATATGAGAGGGTTTGCTTAACCCTCTTGGTTGTTGCAACATATTATAGTTTAATATTTAAATAGATTCCGTATCTTTAAGGGTTCTGCTGATAAAACCAGTGGAACCCTTTCTATATGACATGATCTCTGCAGTATCTTCAAATACAAGATTCAAGTATTTTGGTTTTAGAACTTTGATTGTTCTCTTTTTCTCCTGGATTCTTTCTTCGTACACATAATTTGTGACTGCATTAGAACAATCTTCGAGGGTTACGTGCTTACCTATAGTCTCTTCAAAATATTCAAACTTAAAGTTATCATCAACTTCCAGTCCTCCTGGTAAGACTCTCACACCATCAACATTTGTTATGACTTTAGATTCATAGTGATGAACTTCATAAATTGCCTCATAACTTCCATACTTTTCTAGTAGATACTCATTATATAAGTTAGTTGGCATCGGCCATTCATCTTGAATATTTAAAATATTATTAGTAATTAATATTACCCAGTCCAAATCCTCTTCACCATAAACTTTGAATGCAACATTGTCAGGTCTTTCGTCAGCCTGAATAAAATAATCCTCAAAGAATGTCATGTTAGATGCAATATCTTCTCTGAGTTTTGCTCTTCTGAAAAGATTTTTGTTCTGAAAAGTTTTTCCTGGGTTGCTTAAGTCCTCAAGATTTTGATAGTTTATGTTTGGTAGTCTTTTAAAATAGTTTGCCATGATTAGAAACCGATTTCGTCTGTTGAATACTTATCATAATCATCATAATACAGTGGTTCCAATTCAGTAAATGATAATTGCATTGAATATGCAGTCATTGTTCCTTCAGGATCATTAAAAGTCATGTAACTTCCATCAGGCATATAATTTACACTGCAAGATTTTAAAGCAACTATTTTAGCTCTTCCGATTGATTTATGAGTGTGATCTTCACCAGAGACTCCACCACGATAATAACCAATTTTAAATACATTCGGTGCTAGTAAGAAAAGATTTGTTGCTTCTTTTCTTACTGACATAGATTGTTTAAACATTCTAATAATTCTTTTTGTTGATGAAGCTTCAGCAGCATTTCTCGGACGGAATGTGTAACTATAACTAAAGTTTCTCAATTCTGGTTTATTGAATAGTAAAACCATGTTTGGATTTACAATAGCACCACTAGTTCTGGACAGCATATTTGTTGTTTGAGATGCTGCTTGTGCCAGTTGTATTGCAATAAATTTCTTTGCCATCTCATTGCTATTTGCAATAACTGCCTGACCTTTACCAATAGTACTTCCTGCATCCTTATTTCCAAGAATAAGATTATAAGCTTCTTGATATGCTGCTGCTTGTATGGGATTCATTTCATTACTTCCCCAACTAACAGTATTACCATCAGCAGCACTTTGAATTGGTAAGTAACAAGTTCCTTCCAATTGTCCAAGTTTCATGTCCTCAAATCCAAAATTATCATCTGTTCCTTTAAATGCTTGAGGTTCGTATCTATACGTTTGAAATTTTATGTAATCCACCATCAGACTATCTAATTTCTCTGGATAGTGCATTGCACCATAGTCTTGTGAATTGGGAGTATTAAAAGCAAACTTACCAAAACCACCAGATTGCTCACTATCATCTGCTTGACTGTCATCAGCATCCGTTGTTTTTGGTTCTTTATTATCTTCTTTATCAGTATCTGTAGTTTCAGTATCTTGTGCTTTGTTTAATCCTTGACCTTCTGCCTGCTGTTGACTTAGATTATTTTTATTTGCTAGATCTTGTTGATTTTTTGGACTTAAATTATCATTTCTTTTTTGTATACCAGTTTTTTGAAGATCATCAGTTCCACCATTTGCCATGGCAGCATCTAAATTGGATTGAGTTACATCTTTGTTAGATTTTTGAGCAGCTTCTAGTAGTTTATCATTATCCGTAATCTGAATGATTCCATTATTTGCTACGTTACCACCATTTCCAATTACGGATTCTGATCCATCATCATTAGTTACAACAATATCATACTGTCCATTATTAGTTACAAGTCCTTCCTCATCAGTCGGGAACTTGTACGTTACAGGTATTTTAACTTCTTTATTTTGAACTTTAGAACCTTTACTCACATTAATTTTGAGTTTTAGTTCGTGTTCTTTCTCGGATTTGTATGCCATCTAATAGATGCTGTTATTCAGCTATTTAGGATCGTTTTTTGATATGGTATAGATCTCATGTAAGTGATCTCTTCATTGTATACACGATGAACTTTACCAATAACTTCTTGCCAAGTGTAACGTCTTGGCATATTCAAGTGAAAGTTTAAACCAGTGAATCCCCAAGATTGAACAGAGGTGCAAGCAATCAGAGGATGTTGATCGTAAATAATATTAGGTGTTTTTGCGAGATAAACGAAGGTATAATAATTTCCTGCCTCTGGTATGAATTCAGATTCAGTAAGCACTTCAAGAATTGCGGTCATGTAATCATCAGGATCAGAAAGAGTATCAATTAATTCTTCTAACTCTGCAGTTCGATTCATCTCTTGATACCGAGTTCGTTTTCTGTTATGATTTTAAATTCAAGTAAACGATCAGCACAGAACTCTGTTGCTGCTTTCCATTTTGCTTGGTTTACAGCATAGGTCTTCACTTCATACAACCAAGATTTTGTTTTGCGTTTTGGTTTAGGATTTGGTTGTTGTGTTTGTCTATGTGGTTTCACTTCAATCACATACTTTTTAATTGACCCATTCCTTTCACGGACTTTGATAAAAAAGTCTGGAAAGTATTTGTGAACCCGATTGTCAACAGGAGAACGATAAGGAATCCAAAACTCTTCACTTCCCCATTCTAAAATATTTTCATTACTATCACACCAGACACAGAACCTTCTTTCCCATGAACTTCTACAAATAATATTGTTCACATCACCTACATACTTTTGAGGATTGGAAGGTTTATATCTGCTTTTGATGCTTTCAGACATCTCTTATACATAGTATAACAAAGTATCTTTATTTATAGTGTAATGCCAGCAGCACCAGGACCAAAAGCTTTTAGTATGTCCGATGTGAAAGCTAGGATGGGTAGGTATGCATCTACTAACTTTTTTCATGTGTATATCTTGCCACCAGGTGGAGTTTTTACTCACGCAAAAACATATGGTGGAGGATCTTGGGGAAATTACATAGATATTGCTTGTATTGATGCGTCTCTACCAGGATCTACTTTTGCAACTCATGAGGCTACAAATGATCACATGGGAATCACCGAGAGGCATGTATATCGTAGACAATTTGATGGTAAATTAGACTTTACTTTTGCAATTGACAGAGAATACACACTTATAAAATTCTTTGAAGCATGGATGGGATATATTGGAGGTGAAGCTTCTGATGGTTATAGAAACTATGAAGCTGGACGTGGATATAGAGTTCCTTTTATTGCTGAATATACAGCTCCTGCATTCAAACTTATCAAGTATGAAAAAGATGCAATAGCTCGTGGTATTAAGAATACATCACCAACAGCTTTAGAATATACTTTTGTAAATGCATTTCCAATTTCTATTGCGAGTATGCCAATATCACAGGGTCCAACTGATTTGCTAACAATGACAGTAACAATGGATTATCAAAAATATTATGTTCATCCTGTACAAGGTAAAGGAAAAGGTTCTGCAGGATCTCCTGGTCCTACTAGTGAAGGAAATAATTCTACTCCAAGTCTAACTGACGAAGTTCCTGATATGGGATTTAACATTGAACTGAAAAATGGAATTGATGGTGGATTATACGGAAACAACGGTGATGTTCCAAAATATGGTGATGCACCAGAAGGATGGAATAGTGAGCATTCTCCATTGAAATATAATGCAACTGATACACCACAGGGAGGATCTAAACCCGTACAACCAAATAACGATCAACCTACTACATCAACTCAAAACAATAATAATACACCAGCTGTTAATTCTGATACTTCCTTTAGAAGAAATCTCAATACAATGACTGAACAAGATAAACAAGCTATTAGGGATGAACAAAATCTAGTCAAGCAATCTCTTGACATGTTTTAATCCATAATAAATAAATACAACCTGAATTTTTCATTTGGTTTATTATGCCATTACCATCAATTGCTACACCAACATTTGAGTTGGAATTGCCTTCAACGGGACAAACAATCGAGTACAGACCATTTCTAGTTAAGGAAGAAAAAATTCTTCTATATGCATTGGAATCTGAAAGTCAAAAGCAGATCAGTAACGCAGTCAAGACTGTCATCAAAAACTGCATCAAAACAAAAGGTATCAAGGTAGAAAAACTTCCAACCTTTGATATCGAATATCTGTTCTTGAACATTCGTGGAAAGTCTGTTGGAGAAGATATTGAAGTTGGTCTGATTTGTCCCGACGATGGTGAAACCACTGTTACTGTCAATATTAACGTAGAAGATATTGAAGTGCAAAAAGACAAAGGACATGACACTCAGATTAAACTTAATGATGAACTCATGATTGAGATGAGATATCCATCTCTAACCCAATTTGTTAAGGAAAACTTTGATACTGAGAGTGAAGCAGACAGATCCTTTGATCTAATTGCTACGTGCATTGATAAAGTTTATACCGAAGAAGAAGTATGGGAGACTGTAAACTGTACTAAAAAGGAGATTTTGGATTTTGTTGAGGGTATGAACTCTACACAGTTCAAGAAGATTGAAGACTTCTTTACCTCCATGCCTAAGTTATCCCACACAGTGAAGATTAAAAATCCAAACACTGGTGTTGAAAGTGAAGTCGTACTTGAGGGTCTAGCATCTTTTTTCGCATAGGCATGATCCATATGGATCTTGAGAATTATTTCCGTCTCAATTTTGCCTTGATGCAGTACCATAAATACTCATTAACAGAGATCGAGAATATGATTCCGATCGAACGTGACATCTATGTTATGCTTCTTCAACAACATCTTGATGAAGAGAAGTTAAAACAGCAGACAGCAAATGGCATCTAGGACTACTACCGATCCAATAGAAATACTCTTAGAGATGGGTGTAGACCTAGATAATCTCTCTAGTGAGGAAGATTATCTTAGTGCCTTGATGGAAGCAGCAGCAACCATCGAGTTTCAAACAAAAGGAAGTGGTGATGAACGCAGTGCTGTCCTTAGAAAAGAAATTATAGAAGTAAGAAAGAAAAGAAAAGCAGCAGATCCCAAGTTCAAAGCAAAAAAAGCAAAGATATCCAAGAGTTCTTTTAAACCAAAGGCAAAACCTGCAGGACCAAAGGCACTTCCTACTAGTGCTCTTGTTCCATATAAGAAACCTGAAGAGGAAGAACAACCTAAGAGTGAGCAGAAGAAGGAAAAAATAAAATCAGATAAATCTCAAGGACTTCTTGAAAGTATCTTGAAGAATGTTATTGGAATAAAAGCACTTTTGCAGAAGAGAATTGATATAACCAAAAGTATTAGAGATATTGAGAGAAAAAATCTTCAGAAGCAGAGAAGAAAGGCAAAAGAAGATAGACTAGAAGAAGATAAAAAAGGACAAAATTTCCTCAAAAAATTAAAAGGTGCTGTACCTAGACTAAGTGTCTTTGATATGATCTTTAATTGGATCAAAAATGTTATCATGGGTAAGATTCTAGTCAAAATACTTGACTGGATGGGTGATCCAAAGAATAAAAAGAAACTTGAAAGTCTTGGTAGGTTCTTAAAAGATTGGTGGCCAGCACTGACTGCTGCATTCGTATTATTTGCTACTCCATTGGGTGGTTTCATCCGAACCGTGGTAAGTGGAATGGTAAGACTTACTGGGTTCTTACTGAAAAAAGCAATACCTACATTATTAAGACTCATAGCAAAAAATCCAATTGCTGCTCTGGCATTAGCAACAGTCGGAACTACTGCTGTCATGGCATATAATGCAAGTCGAGATGGAACTGCAGTTATAAAAGATCCTAAGAATCCAGGCAAGTCTCATCTTGATGAGATCATGGACTCTGGTGGAATGACTGGATCACCAATGGGTGGCATGTTCTCTGGTGGTGGTGGAGTTCCTGACTGGTTAGCAATGGCTGGTGGTGGTAATGCATTCATGAAACCAATGGGAACTGACACTGTTCCTGCTATGCTATCTCCTGGTGAATTTGTTATGAGTAAGGGTGCCGTTGATAAGTTCGGCAGTGACTTTATGGAGTCTATTAATGCTGCAGGTGGTGGTACAAATAAACCAAAGGTAATGGGTGGCACCACATATGCTGCAGGTGGTGGTGGTGTTGGTAATTATGCACCACTATTTGATCTCATTGCTAAGGGTGAAGGTAATTATAACTCCATCAATAGAGGTGAGGCTGGAGATAGTCCTGGAGGTGCTAAGAAGTACCTTGGTAAAGACCTTACCGCAATGAAGGTGAGTGAGATAATGGACCTACAAGCACAGGAAAAATTATATGCAGCAGGAAAATATCAAATTGTTCCTACAACAATGAAAGATTTTGTTGCTAGAGGTGGTGTAAGTAAGAGTGATATGTTTGATGCAGCAACACAAGAGAAGTTCCCGAAATATGTTGTCTATACGAAGAGACCAGTAGTTGGAAAATATCTTGATGGTAAAGCTTCACTTGAAGATGCAATCATCCATTTGTCTGCAGAGTTTGCGTCTATTGGTGTGCCAAGAGACATGAAAGCTGGTGAGTTTGGAAATGGATATCCGAAGAGTGATAGACCAAAGGGATCTACTTTCTATGGTGGAACATCCAATGCTGCACACACAACTCCAGAGAAAGTTGCAGCTGCACTTAAAAAAATCAAAGGTGGTGGTGCTAACACTGGAAGCGGTAGAGATGGTACATTCGGAGATGGAACATATGGTTCAGGAAGACCATCTGATCCGAAACCATCAGGAGATCCAATACATCCGAAAGATGATCCAGGTTTGAGGCATAAAATTCCAGATAATGCAGGAACAGATTCACTAGGAAATAGAAACTATGGTCTGAAACCTGGTATGTCAGACACTGTTGGACATAAAGGTAAAAATTATCACTTTACAAAAACCGAAGATGGTTGGAAAGTAACCGATGGTGGTATTTATGGATTCAATAAACAACCTGTTGATCCATCAAAAGTTCCTGGTTTGGTAAGAGCGTTCCATGAAAAGCATGGACACAGAGGAACTGGAAGGAATAGAGATGGAAGTGATAAGGTAGATCCAAATGCAGGTAATGATACTACTACAGATAGTAGTCAAGATAGTAGTCAAGATAGTAGTGGAAATGATAAACCTGGAGTAGCACTAAAAGGTGTTGATTTCTCTACACTAAAAGGTAAAGGTGGAGCATTCTCTGATATGTTTGCTGAAGCAAGAGCTAATCTTGGAACAAAACCACCATCAAGTTCTTCATCATCCCCATCACCATCTTCTTCATCCTCCTCATCTCCTTCACCAAAAATTGATCCAACTAAAGTAACAAATAATCCAACAAATTTAACTTCAAATGTAGATTTTAATCTAGGGGATGTTGAACTAGATCCTACAATGCAACTCAAGGATCTTCCTGGTGGCATGGATGCAAATCAACTTGCAAGAGCACATGCAAAAACTAATCAACTAAGTCCCGAGCAAACAGAATTGTTAGCCAAGCAAGCAGTTAAATTTACAAAGAAGAATGGTAGAGCACCAACAAAGAGTGAAATTAATAAATTATCTGTTAATATTTTTGGAGCCGATGTTGGTAAAAAGGTAACGGATCCTGAAACTCTTAAACTGATTGATGAAGAAAAGAATATCAATAAATCAAAACTTACTCCAATTCCTTTAGATAAAGTTGCACCTACTGAGAAGTTAAAACCAGTCAAAAAAGATCAGACTGAAATCATAAACAACCCACCGATGACTGAAGGTGCTCAACAAGATCCTAATAATCGTGCAAATGTAGCAAATGATCCAGAATTCCCAACAGTCTCTCAATCAAGAGAAGCAAAAGAAGTGAGACAAATGGTTCTTGCAAATACCCTAGGAGGTGAATACGCATGATTGGGGCACTAGGAGGAGCTTTACTTAGAGGTGCTGGAGGAGCATTAGCAAAAGGTGCTGCGAGAGGTGCTGGAAAAAAATTAATTGGTGGTAGAAATAAAAATAAAAATCAAATCATCAAACGTCCTACTCAGGGTCAAGAGCAAGGTGGTAGTGGTGCTCTTGTAGTAAGACCAAAGACTGCACTTATCCCTGCTTCAGATATTCCTGCAAGAAGAACTACTGTACAGCCAAAGACAACTGCTGGAGTGTCTGGAAAAAGCACACTTGAAAAAATTGATAAAGAAGTTCTAGAGATTAGAAAGTTACTTGGTAAGTCAGTAAAAGAAGAGGGTAAGGATGTAAAGAATAAGAAAAAATTATTTGAAAAGGAAAGAAGAGAAAGTAAAGAAAGAAGACTTGAGAAAAAACCTGATCGTAGTGGTATCATGGGAGGTCTTAGTAAGATCTCTCCAGGTGGTGGTGGAATTTTAGGTGCCATTTCAAATTTTATTTTTAGTGTTCTTGCTGGAAAATTTTTAATATTTTTACTTAATAATTATGAGACGGTAACTAATATTGTAAAGGGTCTTGCTGCTGCGACAGGATTTATTATTGATCTTGGTGGTAAGATCCTAGATGGAATGATAGGATTGGTTGATGGTGTCTACAGTGTAACTGATGCCATTGGTGAAGAAATTAAAGGTGTTGGTGGAGAAGAAGCAGGAAAAGAATACAACAGATTCCTAGGAACATTTAATAAGTTCATCAACCTTGCAATGATTCTTGCAATGGCAGGTGTTCCTGCTAATCTTGGTGGTGGAAAAAATCTTATTGGTGGTGGAAAAAACCTTGCACCAAAATCAATAAAATTACCTGGTGGTAAACCAGTACAAATGAATAAGTTTGCTGGATATAACCAAACAGGTGGATTTGGTACTGGCACTAATAAGTCTGCGGAATACATGAACCGTGGTCGTCAGGCAAAATTGATTGAAAGAAAGTATGGTAATGAGGCTGCGAGAGCATATCAAAATTCATATGATAATGCTGTAAAGTCTGGTAAGTCACCTACTCAAGCAGCACAGAAGGCAAAGGCAAATATAAACAAACTGTTTAGAAAAGGTCAGATCATTCCTAAACCTGCTGGTGGAGGTCTTAGTGCTACTGGTGGAGCCAGAGCAAGTGGAAGATTTGGTGGTGTCTTTAGACGAGGACTTGGTAAAGCAGGAAGTCGTCTTCAGACCAGAATTATGGGTCGTGGTGCTCGACTTGCTACCAGAAGAATCGGTGCTGCTGCATCTAAGTTTGCAAGTAAGATCAAAATTCCGATCATCGGTCCACTCATCATGGGTATCAATACCTATATGGAGACTGGTAAACTTGATAGAGCATTGTTTAGTGCTGGTGGTGCTGCTCTTGGTGGTCTCCTTGGAAACCTTATTCCTATTCCAATTCTCGGATCAATCATAGGAACACTGGCAGGTGAATATGTTGGTGATATTTTCTATGAATTGATCAGAGGTGGTGGTCCAGCTGCTGTTGGTGAAAAACTAAAACGTGATATAATGAAAGTCATCAATGGTGCAAAATTATTTGCAGATTGGATGATGAAAGGTATATCTAATATACAAAATTATGATGGTGGAAAACCAAAAATCCCAGGCAAAATAAAATGGTTAGGTATGGAAATACCTTTACAATGGATAGGTATTCCTAAAGGTGGATTTAAACTTGGTGGTTGGGCAACTTTATTGAATCCATTTAATCTTAACTTAGTGAAAAAATTTGATATTCTAAGACAATCATTCTTCAAGTCTAGTATGACTGCTGCTTCAAAAGATGAGAAGATTGATATGAAATCAGGAGGTGATGATGATTCTGGTGGTGGTAGTGGTAATAATAATGGTAATAATAAGAGAGGAACTAGTGATCAAGATGATCCCAACAGTCCTGGAGGAAATAAACCACACAAACGTAATTTAACAAAAGGTGGTGGTACAAAAAGTCTTCCATCTGGATCTGGAAACATTACAAAAGTTCCATTTGATGACCCCAACTTTAATCCTGGAAAGACAAGGAAAAAAGATACCATGATTTACTTGCACTGGACAGCAGGAAACTATGGTGATGCAAGTGCAACCTATGGATACCACACAATCTTTACAGGTGATGGTGGTATAGTTAGAAACAAATCTTACGATGCAAGAGGAGGACACACTGAAGGAAAGAATAGTAATTCAGTTGGTCTGTCTCTTGCTGCAATGGCTGGTGCTACAGGTGTTGATAACTTTGGTTCTCAACCAGTTACTCATGAGCAATTAAATCAAATGGCTGCTGAGGCAGCAAGACTTGCTGTTAAGTGGGGATGGTCTGAAGGTGATATTGATACCAATATTTGGACACATGCTGAAGCAGGTTCTGGTTTAGATCCAAGAGGTCTAAGTGGTCATCTAGATTATAATAAAGATGGAAAACCTGACAATTATGGTATGTTCAATCGTGCTCCTAATGAACCAATGTATAGATGGGACTTGTATACAGTCAAGGAAGGTGCAGAACCTGGAAGTGGTGGTCCTGTCGTTCGTGACATGATCAAGAAACATTTCAGAAACTTCAAAGCAGAGTTGTCTGGTAAAGAACCTCCTGAAGGTGATGATCAAAATAATCCTAGAGGAGATAGTGATCAAGATGATCCCAAGAAATCTGGACCAAAACCAGCACCTAAGAATGATGTACAACCATATACACCATCAGGTAATACTTCAATGAAAGATTTTGACCCTGCAAAATATTCAGAGGGATCTGTAATTACTGAGAGATTAGTATTAAATGACAAATCATATTATGTAAGATATAAAATGGAAGGAAATAATGCTGTCATCAAGCAGGTGAATAAGAGACTGCGTGGTGGTGTGTTTTTAAAAGAAGAACTCGGTCCTGTTGATCCAAGGAGCGATGAGTTCAAACAACTTCTAGAAAGTCAAGGTTTGAAAGATCAAGTTTCTAAGCAAACAAATCTTGAACTCAAAAAAGTTATAGTGGATGAAAATATTGAAAAGTATTATTTGTATGACAAATCATATCAGCAGCATTATAAGTATTGGTTAGATCATTACACCAAAAAAGATGCGAGAAATATTCCATACGATAAGATAAAGCAATTAGCAGCTGCAGCAGCAAAAGAAGCTGCTCTCATCGATATGAAAGATGGTAAAATTGATAAGTCTGGGCAAACTACAATTACTAAAAATATAGATGATGATGTGAGAGATACATTATATAAGGATACACGACCAACAATAGATACTAGTGATACTGCAGATCAGATTGATAGTGCATTAGATGGTAATACCTCCTCCGATAACACATCAACTGGTGGTCAAGATTCTGCGGTAGCATTGAAAGGTGTTGACTTCTCTACATTAAAAGGTGGAGCATTTTCCGATATGTTTGCTGAAGCAAGAGCTAATCTTGGAACAAAACCACCAAACTTTACACCAATTCCTAGATCTTCTATAGTTCCTAAGAGACAATCTTCATCCTCCTCCTCTTCGTCTTCATCATCTTCTTCCTCCTCCTCATCATCTTCTTCCTCCTCCTCATCATCATCTTCATCATCTAATAACTTTGTTGCACCACCATCAGATAAAAATATTATTGTTCCTGATAAATTGAATAAAGATATTGCTCTTAAAGACAAAGCAGACTATGAAGAGGAAGGACAAAAAGTAATTGTTATAAATCAACCATATATAGTTAATAATGGTGGTGGAAAAGAACCTCTGACGTATACATCTAGCAAATACTACTCATAAATGTCAAACAAAGCACTAGAGGTACATAACGTAACAACTTTTACTCTTTTTTCCAATTATGGAGAGGATATTAGTTTGATTGGGGGAGGATCTTTTTCCCACATATTGATATACCAAAGCATATATGATCATTCTGTCAGAGGAAAGTTTGATATGTATGATTCTGGTGTAAGACGTGAAGATGGTAACGAAACTCAGTCTGTTGAAGACACCACAGAATTTTGTTTGACTGTTGGTGAAAAAGTTGAACTTGTAGTTGAGGATGAACGGAAACAAAAGTTAGAATTTACTGGTGGATCAGCATTCTTGATATCTGAAATTAATTCATCGATGTCTGATACTATGAAAGAAAAGCATGAGATTGAAATGTGTATGCCAGATTTTATAAAAAATGATCTGGAAGAAAATTTTGTTATAACCAGGTTCGATCAAAAAATAAGTGATACTGTTAATGAAGTTCTTACTCCAATCACAGAAAGAGGAATTGCTATTGATCCAACTGTAACAGAATTGCCAGTAAAAGGAAATACTGAAAGACCATTTGATTTTGTCATGTCATTAGCTCCTAAAGCACAACCAGAAAAGTTTCCTGAATCTGCTGGTTATCTTTTATTTGATACTTATAATGGACTTAACTTTAGGTCTCTTGATGTTATGTTCAGTCAAGAACCTAAAAGAAGAATGATATTGACTGAGACACCAAAACTTCCCGTAGGATATAGTAATAAGATCTTGACTGCTACATTTACAAACGAATTAAATGTACACGATTCTCTAAAGTATGGTGCATTTCAGAAAACTAGAATGAGAACATTTGATCCTAAGAGTAATCAATATACTCAAACAGAACAAGTTGCTGAAGATCTTTATCAAGGCACTAATAACTTATCCGACAATCCACCTAAAGTTGCTGAGCATTTAGGGATTTCGGAATCAACTACTAGAGTTCTGAGTGCTCAACGAGATACTGGTATTCAACCATCAGGACCAGCATTAGAAGAACAACTTAAAAATACTGAAGAACAAACTTTTAATGTTGATGAAGTTCCACAACTCGCAACAAAGAGATATTATCAATCTCGCATATTTTCAGTAAATATTAAGACATATGGTGACTTTGGAATATTCCCAGGTGATGTGATACACTGCGACTTTCCAGAAGTTTCTGCCAAACAAACTCAAAAAAATGTATCGAAGACAAAATCTGGAAAATACCTAGTAGCAGACGTGGCGCATTTAATTGCTCCAGAAGGATGCTACACCAAGCTAAATATAATCAGAGATTCTGTTGTTTGCTCGTAAACAAAATGGAAAACATCGAAGCCCATATTGAAAAGGATAAAGAAATCCTTCAAGATCCAACCACCTCACCACAGCAACGTCGTCACGTAGAAGAAGAACTACATGAGTTAGAGGTGTATGTTGAAAACCACAAAGAAGAGATTGAGGCAGGAGATCATCATGATCCCTCACCACTTGAACTTTATTGTGAGGTAGAACCAGGTGCTCCTGAGTGTAAAGTACATGACAA